ATATACAAATACTTACGTGAAGTAAACCCTAACATCATTTTGCAAATGCACACAAACGGTAGTGCAAGGAATAGTGCATGGTGGCAAGAACTTGCTAGTGTTGGTGTAACTGTAGTATTTGGAATAGACGGTTTAGCAGATACACACGCTCGTTATAGAATAAACACAGACTTTCACACTATACTAGTAAATGCAAGAACATTTATAAAGGCAGGCGGCAATGCTAGATGGGATATGTTGGTGTTCCGTCATAATAAGCATCAAGTAGAAGAATGTAGACAACTTGCAAGTGAACTAGGTTTTAGTGATTTTAAATATAAGAATTCTAGTAGATTTAAAAATGGTCAATTTAATGTTTTAGATGATAATGGAAAAACAATTGATATTTTGTATCCAACAGAAACAAGTGAAAGTTTTATAAAAATAGTAGAAGAAGCAAAACAAGAAATAAACCCAACAATAACTTGTAAAGCACAAGAATCTAATTCTATATATGTTGGTGCTAACGGTAACATAGCACCTTGTTGTTGGCTAGACTTAGAATGGCTACCACCAGTTAGCGAAAGTAGAATTGATTACATGGATAAAATAGGAAATTTTCCTAATTTAAATAAACATACATTACAAGAAATATTTGACAGTAACTTTTTTAGTAGTGTTGAAAGCACATGGTCAAACGGTTGTTTAAAAGAATGCCAAAAACAATGTGGCAAATTTGATAAACTAGGAGCTCAGTTTGAAAGTTGATATTGAAGATGTACTATTTTGGATGGACGCAATTCGTAATAGCGAAAATCGATATCGTACCTTAGAAAGTTTTTGGAAAGGTCAAGTAAACAGTAAAGTATGGCTAGCTGAGAACCTATTAGAATTTGTACCTGTTAGACCGTTAAATATCGTCATATACGGTGGTTGGAACGGAGTGCTGGCAAGTATACTCTTTAACTCTAACATTGCTGTACAGCGCATTACAAGCGTTGATATAGACCCTGTGTGCGAAGATATAGCAAACACTGTAAACAGACGTTACTTAGATGACAACAAATTTAGTGCTGTAACAGCGGATATGTGTGAACACACTAGTGATGCTGATGTAGTTATTAATACAAGTTGCGAGCATATTACACAAGAACAATACAACAAGTGGCTAAGCAATCAACCAAATAATGCTACAATTGTATTGCAGAGTAATAATTATTTTGAGCTAGACGAGCATATTAGGTGTTCCTCTAGTGTAGACGATTTTATAAAAATGTCTAACATCCAGGTCCTTTACAAAGGAGAGTTAGAAACGCCTAAATACTATAGATATATGATTATAGGAATAAAAGAAGAAAAGAAGAATGTTTAAATTTAATCAATTAGAAAATATTCATCTTGAAATAACAAATAGATGCCAGGCTAGTTGCCCAATGTGTAGTCGAAATATACACGGCGGCTTAGAAAACCCATTGATTAAAAATCAAGACTGGACAATAACAGATTTTAAGAAAATATTAACTACTGAAGTATTACAACAATTAAAAGGATTTTACTTTTGTGGAAACTTTGGTGATCCTATTATTAATAACGATCTAATAGATATGTGCAGTTATAGTAGAGATGTTAATCCTAATTTAGATGTTAGAATACATACTAATGGCGGCGCACGAAGTACAGATTGGTGGAAGAAACTTGCAAAGGCATTGCCAGTAGGCCACAATGTTATTTTTGCAATTGACGGATTAGCTGACACTCATAGCCTATACAGAGTAGGTACTGACTTTAACAAAGTATTAGAAAATGCTAAAGCGTTTATTAGTGCAGGCGGAACAGCAGAATGGGCGTTCATAAAATTTAAACACAATGAACATCAACAAGGCGCAGCAGAAGAATTAGCAAAAACACATGGCTTTGCTAGATTTACTTATAAAGATAGTGCAAGATTTGTTGCTACTGAACAGTTTCCAGTTTATGATGCAGCTGGTAATACAACACGGTATTTAGAACCACCTACTGGCAGTAAAATTAATCTTATTACACAAGACGTAATTGACAATTATAAAGACATTGTAGATGCAAGTGAAATTGATTGTTATGTAGCCCAAACAAAAGAAATTTATATAGATGCTTATAAGAAGATTATGCCCTGTTGTTTTTTAGCAAGTATTCCTTATAACTATGCTGCTACAAACGATACTACAAAAACTATTAGATTAGAAATTGAACAACAGTACGCTGACTTAATAAAAGATTTAGGAAATACAAATGCATTAGAGCATACTGTGCAATCAGTAATAGATTCCGATGCTTGGCAAACAGTATGGGACAAGTATTGGGGTATAGAAAAGTTAATTACATGTGCCAGGACTTGCGGAGTAAATAAACTTAGTAAACCAAAAGATCAGTTTATAGAGCACACTGAACTATGAGTAAGGAATAAAATAATGTCTGACTTAGAAAAATATCAAGCTGAAATAGCAAAAGTAAGTGGTACCGAAACATTTTGTGTGCTACCGTGGATACACTTTGCTACTAGGCCTAACGGTGATATGCGCTTATGTTGTTCGTCTAACGCAAGCGGAGCAGGCGGCGATCACACAGTCGGTCTTGTTAAAATGGAAAATGGAAAGCCAGCAAACTTTGGTAGAGAGACTCCCATGGAGGCATGGAATAACGACTACATGAAAAGTGTGCGTACTACTATGCTTAACGGAGAAATTCCTGCAAGTTGCACAAAATGTTTTAAAGAAGAAAGTCAAGGTATTGTAAGCAAACGTATTTGGGAAACAGGCACCTGGCATCAAGACGATAATGGTGTAGATATTCCTGAACTTATTCGTCAAACAAAAGAAGACGGCACAGTACCAGAAGATTTAAAATATTTGGATCTAAGATTAGGACATACATGCAACATTAAGTGTGTAATGTGTAGCCCACATGATTCAAGTAGGTGGGTTGCGGACCATAAAAAACTTATTCCTGTGATACAAGATCCTGAAGTTAAAAGACAAATGCAATGGGATCGTAAAGACTTTAATAACAAATGGCACGAGAAAGATTCATTCTGGGAAGAAATGAATGCTCAAATTCCTAACCTAAGACAAGTGTACTTTGCTGGAGGCGAACCTCTAATGATTAAAGAACACAAAATGTTTATTGAAGAAATACTTCGTCAAGGATATCAAGATAAAATACTATTGCGTTACAACTCAAATGGCTTGCTTGTAGACGAAGACTTAATTGAGATGTGGTCAAAGTTTAAAAAGGTTAAGTTTGCTGTAAGTATGGATGCAAGTCACGGACGTGATGAATACATTCGCTATCCTACTAACTGGGATACTGTAGAAAAGACTTTACATATGCTAGACAATACACCCGACAACATACAAACAAGTTTGGCAACAGCAATACAAATATTCAATGTAAAGCACTTGCCCGACTTTATGAAGTGGAAACTAGAAAGCGGATTTAAAAAACTAAACAACGGAACAATGCCAGGCGGCGTACAAATGGGCGGAGGCTTAGTTAACATGCACTTGCTGTATATTCCGACTTTCCTTAGTATACAAATACTACCAGAACACGACAAGCAAGAAGTTAAAGAACGCTTTATGGACTTTAAAGATTGGTTATGGAAAAACTATAGACAAGATGACGACTTTTGGAAACATAATCCTTATGGATGGAATCGTTGGGAAGCTGTAATGAATCACATGAACGCAGCAGATAATAGTCATATGTTGCCTGGGTTTAAAGAGTATACAAATAAGCTAGACGCAATACGAGGATTAAGTGCAGCAACAGTTTTTCCAGAACTAGCTCATTTACTATGATTAAAGAAATAGTATGCAATAAACGAAAACTAAATGTTTAATGCAGTTATTGAGTTATAATCATTCAGTTCTTTTGCTTTTGGTACACACATTCCACATCCACAACGATCGTTTGGACATATAATAGGACCGCTGGATACGGCAGTTCTAGCATACTCTAGTATTTTATGAGGCTCTGTTAAACTGCCTAGTGGTCCACGTTTGCCTCCGTGTAATGCTTGGCAAGTTTGATGATGATACACTAATTTTAAATGTTGATCAATATGCATAAAATAACGGTTTACTGAACAATGCCAACCTTTGAAATGATTGTCGACATGAGTTATTGGAACCCATTCATTGTCAACTTTACCTTCCATGCACCTTCCGCCGCAACACCCTCGTCCAACAGCTGATCCTTCGCTTTTAGACTTTACAGGTTTTGGTTGTCCGATATAATCAAAAAACCATTCTTGTTGTTCTTCGCTGTAACTATGACTGGTTCTACGCATTGATCCGTCAGTATCTTTAAACCAGCCACTACGCTCAATGGCCCCGTCGCCTATTGGTATTG